CGTTTCGTGTATGTACTGACTGAAGTAATATCAACTGGGACGCTATCGTCCCAGATGGTATTCTCGTGCCGGTGCTCAGGTGTTGATGGTGAGAAACGTGCCTTTTCGACAAAATATCGAAGAAGCATGCTCCAACCATCGATCACTTGGATCACATGAGGAGAAGTTACAACGTAAACGTGGTATTTGAATTTTTGCAAATTCATGTCCCACTTGCGTCTACACTTCTTAGCATGAGCAGGCAGTTCGGGTAAGCTCGGACAAGAATACAGATTCTCTCCGGGCCCAGGTATTGGTCCATATAGGTCCAATAACAAGCCTACAATGTAGTCGTAGGTACTGAACTGCTTCCTACGGTAAAACTGGTTCGCATATGCGATCCAGCTAGCATAGGATTCAGGGCTGCGCGTTGATGACCAGACCGTTCGAAGACGAACGGGTGTGACGTCGATGCCTTGGAAGGCATCCATGCCACATGATTCTCTAAAGAATCCTCCGGTGCAACTCTTGTCACGGTTTACTTTTAAACCAAATGACTCGAGGTGTTCGATAGCGTTCGCGGCATAAGCCGTGGGGACTATCACATCATCGCCGTACACTAAGATACCCTCGCGGGTATCTGCGTTGGGTGCTGCTGCGGTCAGAATAGCCCATACGGTTAGCGCCAATATAGGGAAGCATAAACTACTTCCCATTGGTGCAAACTTTCTGAGCTCGAGTTCTGATCCATCAGGCAACACAGTTGACGAACTCCTACAAGCTTCCAGATGCTCCAAAAGGGGCTCCGGAAACAGTAGGCGAACGAGATCAACACTAACGCGATCCGAGGCCTCGTTGAGGTCAAGGGTTGCGTACCGACCAGATTGAGAGCCATATAAAGCTCCTACTCTGTTCGGAGTTTGATCCCGGAAGTGAACATTCCACTTTGTGAGTGGATTGCTCTCTACCCAACTGACAATGGCCCGACCTAACCCCTGTTGAATCCACTGGAAATCCACTGGTTCACAGGATATCAGGCGCG